CCTAAACTACGGAATTTTCTTTCTTCATTTTTCTCTGGATTATCTTTCACTACTTCTGTTTCATCTGGTTCGCCTGAGCTATCATTTTTAGTGTCTGCATCTTCTTTCTTTTCTGGCTTGCTTTCTTCTTCAAAATCGCCTTTAAAAACTTCAAGTCTTACAATCTGTTTTTCCCAATTTCGCATTTCAGTTTCTAATCTTGTAAGTTCTTTGTTCTCATCTTCTGTTAGGAATCTATCTTCCTTTTCTGCTTGCTCAATAATTTGGATTGCCTTTAATCTGCAATCATTTTTTCTAGCTTTAAGTTCTTTCAATGTTCTCATTTACTAATCTCCCATAAATTTTAATTTTTGTTTTTGCATCTCCAACTTTCTTTTGTTGGTTTCCTTGCTTTTTGCCACTTCGGATTGGTGGGTTCTTATAACATCAACTAATGAGCGAACACCACATTCAGTCTGTGCATATGCTGGGAAAGTCACAGGACTGACATCATATAGTTTCACTTTTAGTAGTTCACGAACATCGATATTGTCCTCATAACTCCATCGGTCGAGTATTACTGTGAAACCAAACGACATTTGTGTTATATCGCCACGCTTGATGCTTACAAGTAAGTCTTTTGCCCATTGTGTATCTGGTGGTACTATTCTCACTTTTAGACCTTTCTCATCTTCTTCAAGTGTGAGTGTGCCAGCCTTGTTTCTACCAAGGACATAGTTTGGATCGTGATTAAACAATGCTCTTATGTCATCGTTTTGAATTGTTTCTTCAAAAGCACCTTTCACAACCCTTTCTCTAAATGGCGAATTGCCACCTAGTTCTTCGCTCCAACTATCAAAAACTGATGCATAGCCTTCGATTGCTGGTTCTGTTAGAGGATCGACATTTGCTTCAACAACTCTTAATTCTTTAAGTGTTATCGTTCTTCTCTCAAACAGGTTTTTCTCCATTGCTTTGGTCATTATTGCCTCCTTCATTTATTTCATTTTTTGCACCTCCTGCTGCGATTGCCGAAATCATGTTTCCGTTTAGCAAATACAAATCGCCACCTTGCTCTTTTGGAATTTTGTTCATATCTTCCAAAGCACGAATTTCGTTAGCACTCATCCAGCCATTTTGTCTGGCGATTGCATACCCATTCATTCGTGTAGCAAAGTCGCCACGCATCAATCCGTCTACATTGAATTTTGCATAGTATATGGTTCTTTCTTCATCTGTAAGTAGCGACCTTGCAATGGCTTGTTCCCAGCGAACCAACCAAGGTCTTATTGTATGAACCACAAAATCTATGGATTGATGCTCAATATTACTAAAAGTGCTACGTGATAAGTCGCCTATCATATGTGGTGGCACTCTGAAAATTCTGCAAATTTCAGTCAATTGAAATGACCTTGTTTGCAAAAATTGACTATCTTCTGGACTCATACCAATCTCATGATATTTCATCCCTTCTTCAAGAACCGCCACCTTATGTGAGTTGGCTGTTCCTTGATATACCTTGTTCCAACTATCTCTTAGTTTTTCTGGATCTTTGACCACTCCTGGATGTTCAAGCACACCACCTGGTCTTGCTCCATTTCCAAAAAACCTTGCGCCAAATTCTTCTGTTGCTAGTGCTAGCCCCATAGCTTCCCTAGCATAGGTTATTGGACTCACTCCTAATACTCCGTCAAATGAAAAAGCAGGTATATGTAGTACCTGCTTTGGAGTGTATGTTGTTGCTATTCCTTTATTGTTTGTGTAAATATATTTTATTTTGTTTGTGACCGCATCCCTTTCCACTTTCATATTCTTGCTTTTAAGTGGGTATAGTTCTACGATTTGCCCTAGTTTATTTCTCTTGATCAACGAATAAGCATTTCCCCAAAGTAGCAAGTTTGTCATTAGCATTTCCCTATAAGTGAAACTTGACATTTCGCTATTTGGTGCATCTTTTAACAATGTAAACAATGGATGCTGTTTTGCTTTTTCGCTATCTCCATTGGTGAGTTCTTTCAACAGGTTTAATGGCAAACTTGCCACTGTTTCGCTTATCACTTTCACACAAGCATATACTGCTGAGATTTTAAGTGCTGTTTCTTCATCAACATCTACACCACTATTGCTCAAATGCCCTGTGTCGATATCAACACCTTTTATGAAGTCAGCAGTTTTTTGGTCAAGGTTTCTTTGCTCTTTCTTTTTGCGATTAAATAATCCCATTTCTGCTCCTATAAAATAATAATTCCTCTTTCATTGTAGACACTTTCTTGTTGGCCTCCGTGTCTTATTGCTCTGTCTAGTGCCATTATAAGTGCTATCGCACCGTCAATCTTTTCGGTTGACTTTTCTTTATCTGGCTTAATGTTCCCTGCTGGATCGGTTTTAATGTAAATATTGTCAACCATCCATTCCAGAACTTCATTGCCACCGTGTGCTATCTTTTTCTCAAGCACAAGCTTCATAAGTTCCTTACTTGGCGGACTCATATCCTTGTATCCTTGACCGAAAGGAACAATTGTGAACCCCATACCTTCTAAATTTTGAACCATTTGAACTGCTCCCCATCTGTCATATGCTATTTCTTTTATGTTATATTGTATGCCAAGTTCTTCAATGAACTTCTCAATAAATCCATAATGAACAACATTACCTTCTGTTGTCATTATTAATCCTTTCGCTTTCCAGGTATCATATGGCACATGGTCACGACGGACTCTTAGTTCTAGTGTTTCTTCTGGCAACCAAAAAAATGGCAGCACTTCATACTTACCATCTTCATCTTCTGGTGGGAACACAAGCACAAATGCTGTGATATCCGTTGTACTACTAAGGTCTAATCCACCATAACAGATACGACCTTTTAGACGCTCTTTATCTATCGCATACGAACACAAATTCCACTTATCCATAGGCATCCAACGTATTGATTGTTTAACCCATTGATTCAACCTTAGTTGTCTGAATAGGTTTTCTTCTGCTGGATTTTCCTTTGCATTGTTAAATGCTGCTCTTATCTTATCTATGTCTACTGTTATATCTAGGCTTGGATTTGCTTTGTACCAATTTTTCTCATCAGTCCAGTCATCATCATCCTTTATTCCATAAATAACAGGATAAAATGTCGGATCATGTTTTTTTCCATTTATCACATCTTCTGCTTTTCTGTGGACTTCATAGCATATGCTATTTCTATCAGTTCCTGCTGTTGTTATCAAAAAATACAAAGGTTGCTTTCTTGCATCTCCAGAACCTGTAAGCATAACATCGTATAATGCTCTATTGGGCTGTGCATGGAGTTCATCGAATATAACTCCGTGAACATTCAATCCGTGTTTTGTATATGATTCTGCTGACAGAACTTGATAGAACGATTTTAGCGGCAAATAAACAATTCTCTTTTGACTGGCGAGTATCTTACATCTTTTCTTTAATGCAGGACACTGATTTATCATTTCAACTGCAACATCAAACACAATTGATGCTTGTTGTCTATCAGCAGCACATCCATAAACTTCCGCACCATATTCCCCATCGCCACAAGTGAGATATAAAGCAACAGCCGCCGCCAGTTCGCTTTTGCCTTGTTTCTTTGGAATTTCAATGTATGCTGTATTATATTGTCTATATCCATTTGGTTTTAATGTTCCAAATAAATCTCTTACAATTTTATCTTGCCAAGGTAGTAGTTCAAAGTTTTTCCCGTACCAAACACCCTTGGTATGCTTAAGGGAATTGATAAAGGCAACTGCTCTGTCGGCAAGTGCTTGACCTTTTTGTTCAATTTCGTTCACTCTTCAACCCCTTATCAATGAAAAAAGGAAGGATTCCCCCTTCCTTTTGTATTGTTTATTTAATTTTCAAATAATTTTGTATCCTTTAATTCTACTATTTTTCCATCTCTTTCAAGGTATATATCATCACTTCCAAAAGCCTTTACGAATCGCTTTACTATTACATCGCAATAGTTTTCGCTCAGTTCTGAGTTGTATGATTTCCTGTTCAATTGTTCGCAAGCCATTAATGTAGAACCACTACCTGCGAAGGCATCAAACACGATTTCTCTTTCTCTACTGCTATTTCTTATTAACTTGCCACAAAGTGTTATTGGTTTCATTGTCGGATGTTCTGCATTTCTTAGTGGTTTTGCATCTTTTATTATATCGCTTGGATAGTTTTCTAGTATTTTGTTTAGCAAGTCAACAAGTTCTTCTTTCTTTAACTTGCTTATGTCTTTGGTTGTTTCTATTACTGTTGATAGTGTCCTATCATGTATAAAATAATGTGGTTTACCATCTACCACTTTCCAACCATATAGGATTGGTTCGTGCTGCCACTGGTAGTCGTTGCGACCAAGTGTGAAATGGTCTTTTGCCCAAACTAGTGTTTGTGATACTTTGAACCCAGCATCTTTCATAGCTTCAATAAAGTTGACTGATTCTTTGGTGCTATGGAATACATAAATTACTCCGCCACCTTTTGTTATTGCATATGCTGTTTCGTAAAACTTGAAAAGGAACTTGTAGAACGACTCATCATCCATGTTGTCATTTAGTATGCTTCTGTTTTCCATAATCACACCACGAGCTCTTGCTCTATCCTGTTCGCTATTACCATAAT